CTCACATATGTGAAATATCCCCATCACGTTCATTCCGCGATGTTCACCACTGTCGCTTCGTACGACGTCCGCAACTCCATGATTGCGTTCTTCAAACGGAGAGAGTCTCCACCGTCCATCATTAATGATGGGCGCGTTAGAATAGATAACGCTCTATTCAGCACCTCAACCCGCAGGGGCCGGTTGACCCAGAGGTTGACTCCTAGGGGGCCAATGGATTTGAAAAACCCACGGTCCCACAGCAACAGACCCGCTTCTAGCGAGTCAGGGTGTCTCGAAAGTGATCCACCTATTGTGAATCTTTGGCGCCCACGTCTTAGGGACCTGATCATGCCCCACTCGGCATAAGTGCCCCCGAAGACGGCGGTGTGCGCCTTACGCGCCTTCCTCTCGAAGGCGCGATAATACTCGAAGAACTGATAGTCCTCCGTCAACAAGTCGACCTGACGGTCGATCTTGCGGTACCACGCCCGACGCACGATGTGCTCACTGGGCAAAGTCGCAAATACTCCATTCTCACGGAGTACGAATGCATCGTAGAGGTAATGCATTAGGCGGTTGGTCACATGGTGATTGCCCATGTTCTCCACCTGCGCTGCCGTCAATCTCTCCACATGATCTTGGAGAGTCTTCACGGTGCCCTCTGGATGCAGGAGGTTAGTGATAACCTCCGCTGTTGGGCGCACACACATAGTGCTCCCCGAGGACGCGTCCCTCTTGAAGTAGTGAGAGAGGAACTTTGCTCTATCTTTGAACAAGTACGTCCACCTGTGGGTCAGACCGGGGCCCGGACCCACTGGCTCCTCGCGGAGCACGATGAACTGCTCGTCAAATGTGAGCGGACGCCCAAGGCGCGCCCTCTCAGCGCGCCGGAATTCCATAACCACTCGAGACGAGTGGTCATTCACACCGGTCGGAACCCTCGGCTGGGCAAACCCGACAAAGAGTTCGGTCCCGATGTGCGTTTTCTCCACATTTACTTCGTGGCCGTATAATTCAGCAAAGTACTTGCTGATCTGGACGACTTTGTCCCGGGCCCAGCTCTTGCGGCTCTTGGTCGGAGCGTCGTGATGTAAGCCGAGGAGGACGTCGTCGCCCTGTACAAAGACCTCATAATCTGAGGCCCCAATGCGGAAGAGTACTTCCTGCCACATAATCGCATTGATTATGGAGTCTAATAAGGCCGTGAGCCCTGACCCGGAGGGCACCCCCCCGACTTTGCGAACGCACCTCCCAGTGGGAAGTACTATAATGCTCGAGATAATTTCTCTCTCGAGCCACTTGAATATCCGACTCTCTTTATTGTCGGACAACAGATCTACGCCGAAACATTCTGCCACCACCTTTAGCCCTCGCTCGATTAGCAGAGGGGAACAGTTGATGTCGAACATCTTGAAGTCGACGTTAATGAATATATTCATCCTCTCAAGGCGAGAGGACAACTTAGTCGGATGATCTCCGAACTTGTTGAAGCCGTTCATGACCACTTTGAACTCATCGACCAATGAGTTCATAAGAGGGTAGGCGTATCTACCCGCGACCAAGGTCTCATGCTGGTCCGCCATGAAAACCGCCCTGCCAAAGGGCGCAAGTGACTGCGCCTTGATGTGGACCTTCTCGCTCTCCTGGACCTTCGACCTGCCTGCGAGGGCGTACCTAGGTTCAAGGAAGTCGAGGATGCTCTCACTCTCGGCTTTAATCACAATTTCATTCGCGATGTCCATCGCCAATGAGATACTCTCCCTCTTCTTGAGGAAGCCAAGGGCCCGAAATGAGGGCCCCGGATTAGCGTCCAGATTATGGCTCGCCATGGCAGCGGCCTCACTAACTGAGACCGGAGACAACGACCCCGGGGTGATGCCAAGGAAGTGACACTGGGCTGACACCGGGAACGTGAAAGGACAGGGAGCTTCGTACTGCCTGTCCAACAAACGCATGTACTTCCATGCGTCGTCGATTCCCCCCCCGCGCCGCTCGAGAGGGCGGAGTTTCTCAAGTAAACGAGTCTCTCCACCCCCGAGCACTTGCATGGTTGACCGGAGGAATTTGTTTTTCTTTTCTTTTTTACTTATATCTCCCCCGTACTGGGGGTAGACGTCATCAAGGCCTTCCAGGACCTTGAACGGATTTTCTGAGAGGAAGCTCAGATCCTCCTTGAGCGCGGGCCCTGAAGTCGGGCCCGCGTAGGACACATGGTGGAAGACCAAGTGATGCAGCATGCCCCAGCAACTATGGAGCAAGGTCAGCAAGGGGATCGAGATCCCCTGCCGGCGCGTCACCCGCGCCGTCAGCAGGCGCACCACGCGCTTGCGCTCGTGCCCTACGAACGAGGGCCCGGACACTAGCCTCGTGACCGAGGCGACGAAAGGAGTCATAGTGACTCCTTTCAGCTGCCGCGACTTTGTTGGCCCGGGCAGTGGCCAGATACGACTCTTGTGTGAATCGTCCGCGTAAATCAACGCTCTCCTCGAAGCGCTGAACGAGCCCCTGTCGTTCGACAGAGGTCAGAGTAGTGTCGCGTGAGCGACGAACAAGACCCCACTGGGGGGCCACGAGCGCGAGCTGCCGCCCGAACTCGTCCCTGCTCTGTCGCAGGGCGCGGAGTTGAGCAAGCAGAGCTCGCTCCTCCGAGTCGAAGTCCCTGAGGACAGCCGACCGCTCGTCCTCCAGCACTTGGAGGACATTGTAGCCCTGCCGTTGGGCAGGGGTGAGACTGACCTCCTTCGTGGGGAGGAGAGTCTGTCGGACGCGCTCGAGGCGCGCGTCTTCCTCGAAGTGCTCGAGGATAAAAGTCAGCGAATCCGCCAACTTCTGATCGTCAGCGTGGACGCGCTGACGAAACTCGTCGACCGACTTGACGAGTTTAAAGAGGCGAATAAATTTATTCGCCTTGCCTTTCTCGAGCCCGAGGGCTTCTGTGAGAAGGCAAAAACCAACAAGCACGTGCTTGTTGGCCAAGAGCTCAGCTTTCGTTCGCTGAGTGTAGGGGATGCCGCGTAACGACGCGACCTCGTCATAAAAGGTGTCCCGTGTTATACGGGGCACCCACGGTGGGAGCGCGTGCTCCCACCACGGAGCAGACGCCCGAGTAATATCGCTCATCTCGG